AAAAGTTTGGACCTTCATAAAAACAATCCACTGGACAGACGTTTACACAATCTGTATATTTGCATTTTACGCAGGCTTCTGTTACTAAAAATGTCATGCTGTTATCCTCTTAAAATAATCTACTATTCTGTGTGCATCTTGCTCGTTCATCCCTTTAAGGGGTCTTGCTTTAAACTTTACTACATTTGCTTCTGCCCAATCCAACCCTTCTAGCTCGTTGATATGATGTATTATAGGCATTTTATCTTTTATATAATGATAGTTATCTGGATCAAACACACTCTTGTAAATTCCCAGTAACTCATACTCGCTTAACCATTTGGTGTCATCAAACGGCCCAACACTTTCGATTGCTGTTTTCCAATCACCACCTAGTTTCTGTTTAAGTGCAACCCAGTCTTGTTTAAGATAAGGCATAAATTCTGTTACATAACTTTCGTTGCTTGTTCGTCCTGCTCCGATTAGTTTTATTACTGCTTGTTCGTACACAGCGTGATGGTCGTTCCACACATCTTCTGTTCTAAATACAGGATGTCCATTCTGTATGTACTGCCACGGTTTGATATAGAACACATCGCAATCCTGTATCACAATGTCCGAGTCTAAGCTATCCAATAGACTGAATTTTAGACCTTGCTGTTTGTACCAGTGGTCATCCCATCCAGGCAAATTAAATTCACTGTCTTTTTTGAAAATCAGTTTGGTCTGATCAATGTGAGGAAACTGTGCAAATTTGTCTATAATATTAGTACTGCTTATCGGACTGACTATTACAGTTTGATCTATACCAGGGGATAAGAACTCATCAAAACTAAGCGCACAACAGGCATCATTTAAACGCCCGGGACCAATCATCATTATACGTGTGATCATTTAAAAATATTGCTGTAAACTTTTAATTTTTCAATCTTTCACCATGGGCACGGTTAATATCTTCTTCTTTAACCAACCCAGACTCTACCATTAGGCCAATCATGCAAACTAAGTCGCCGACTTCCATGCTTAAATTTTCACGTTGTGTGGCACCAGACTTGTGACTATTGTCTATGCCAAACCTCACACACTTGCTGATCGCTTGTATAACTTCAGCACACTCTTCTTGTGTGATACCTAGTATTTCACGTTCTTTTTCAGTCATACTACATTATAAGCGAATGCTTACACTATGTCAACTAGATAGATAAGTTTGTCTGGCAGTGCGTCTGTGCAACTCTTACATAGGCTCTTGTTTGAGAAACAGGTTTTGGTATTTTCTCTAAGCAAATTAATCATGCCCGGACCGGTGAACAAATCAAAATAACTGTCCCTGTTTAAATTACCTAGTATATGTTTGAGATCATAATCCATACAGCATATCGCAACATCACCATTTGGCATCAATACATGCTGGTCGTAGTTCACTGTCTTACTGCAACTAATAGGTTTTTCGTGCCGTTCTACATACTGAATTTTTTGATCTGTTTTGACCTGTTCTTTGTTTAAACTTCCAGCACGGTCGTGACCAAACCAATTGTACAACTGTACTCCTAAGTGCTGTAGGTCTTTGTGTATCTTGCCATGATCACTCATGGTCATTGCTTCTAATTTGATGTTAGCGGCCTGCACACGCCCTGTCATGATATAGTAAACATCTTCCCACTCTTTGCTGTACTTCCAACCTTTCATGTTGTCGTACTCATCTGGGAAATGGATACTAAACGTATCAATCTTTGTTCTGTATGTTTCTAATAAACCAGCAACTTCTTCAGCAGTTTCGATTGTCCAATTATACAGTGTGGTATAGATACTCACACGAAAGCCAGACTCAAATGCATATCTTAACATGTTGGTTGCTTCTGGGTTGACCCACGCTTCAGCCATACCACTAAAGTCAATACGTGTGTCTGCTGGTATTTTAGATAGTGCGTTTTTAAATGTGTCCAAGCTCATGTACTTGGTATCGTCGCCGTACTTGTCTCGTAAGTTTTCTTGTGGACAAAAATTACACATGAGTGGACAGCCAATCATGGTTGTAATTTCCAGTGTGGGCATTGTTTTCATAAATTAATTGAATTTAAAAGCGAACTTACCCTTAGGAACTCCGCCGTAGTATGTTTTACCGTTGTCTAATAGTATAGTGCCTTTAAAGTTAGGCGGATAAACTGCTTCGTATGATGTAACTGCAACATCATCGCCTTTCTTGCCGACTTTTGTATATAGCTGAACAATGCTGGCTGTGTTTAGGAGTGCTAACGCACCTTTTGTGAATTCTGGATTGCTGTTGACAACGCCTGCAACTGCTTTTGCTAATCCTGCTAGTATAGCGTATCCTGTGTTGAAACCAGGCTTGCTGGGGTCTGACTTGATTGTGCTTGCAAACTTTGTTGCTTCTTCACTCAGTCCGTCAAAATCACGTTTACCTGATTCTATACAACTGTTTACTTCGTCACGCAGTGCAGGAGTACTTATACCTAACATTTCTCCCAATACAAACGGTCCTTGCATTGCTGTGTTTTCTGCAATAGCAGTAACTATGCTCCCGGCATACTCTACTGTACGCATTAGTTCTGCGTTTTTTTGGTTTAACATCAAACTGTCATAAAGATTCTTTACACTTGCGGCAGCACCTTTACCACCCTTTGAACTAACACCTATCTTTACACCATTGGGTGCCGTAAATTCACTGTCTACTAGATTATGATTTTTACTTTGTGGCCAAAAGATAGGCATGTTCGCCCAGTCTGTTCCGCCTGCTAACGCAACTTTTGCTTCATCTGCTTGGCCGCCAACTATACCGCCCATCATGGCAACAGGTCCCATTATCTCACCAAAGTAGTCTCTGATAGTTTCTAATTGATCTACCATTCCCGGGAATACAGCAAGTTTGCCTTGTGCTGTTTGCTCTAGTGCATTTGTTAAAACTTCGTCGCCGGATCTAGCAACTTGTTGGATTACAGATCCTGGCCCTTTAAACTGTTGTTCTGATCCTATTAGTGTTTGCGGATCTAATCCACTAGCAACTTTCTTTGCACCTTTGGTTTGTAATGACCATCCTGCAGGGACTTCTTTGTTGCTCCATTTACCCATCATGTCCGGCGATACTTGTTTAAAGTACCTGCCCCACAATAGAACCTTGCCGTCTGAAGTTTGCACTCTTGCAACTGCAAATGCTAAACTAGTAGCGTTAGGCGCATTAACCCATTGTATAACTGTGTTATATTCTTTTTCAATATTAGAGATGCTAATATCTCTTGATTCAGGACTGTCGTACTGTTTTCCTTGTGTTTGTAAATCAGGAAAAGCACCAACGTCCACAAACTCTGCGATTTCTCCGTTTGTGTGTAAAAAAGGGTCACCTTGGTTACGACCAAACACACCCTTCGCTTCAATAATAAATTCTTTTGCTCGCATAATAGTGTATTTAGTGCCGTTCTATATCTTCCTCTGTACAATCTCTACCGTACTGTATCTCAACTAACACACACGGATCTTCATATGGGTTGCGCAGTTGATGCCAAACGCCTGGATTAATTTTGTAGTCATCATGTGTGTTTAGTTCTACATTGCCCACACAACAACGTCCTTGCGCTACCAACCATAGCTCTGTGCGCATATGATGACGCTGGAGACTTAGACTTTGTCCTGGTTCTATTGTAAGCGTTTTTACTTTGGTTCCGGGTACGTTGTACAGCACATCATACTGTCCCCACACACGCTGTGTCCTACTGTCTTGTTTCTCCCAAAACGCAGTCCAGTCTGTCAGCAGGTCGCTACTGCTATTCATCTTGTATGTTCCGCCTACGCCCCATTCATATGTAACACCGTTGACACCCATTTCTGGAATGTTTTGTGCAGTACGATCCCCACCGTTGGCTACTATAATCTCATAGTCGCGCCAGGTAGATTTTACTATTTCAATCGCGTTTCTTGCACTATCGTCGCTATCATCAAACTCAATAACATAGTTTACCACTTCTAAGTTCTTAACTATAGTAGCACGTTCATTCCAATTCATAAATGCACGATCTTTTTTACGTGCCAGCCAATCATCTGAATTAATGCCCACAATCAAATAGTCGCCTAGTTCTTTTGCGGCACGAAAGTAAGCTATGTGGCCACTGTGCAAAGGATCGTAGCCACCGGTACATAGAACAACTTTCTTCATCGTCTGTTAAAGTAAAGCCCTTTGTCGATCCATTGTGTTAGGATCTTATCCTGTCTTATATAACCGTATGTGTTTAAACACTCTTTAAAAGTTTTACCAATCAGGTCACGGTCAGCAAGATCAAACCAAGTTGTTGTTTTTGGATCCATGGGCTCGTGTTGTGACTTATACACTGCTATGTGTATCCATGGGTCATCTGCTTCCTTTTTCATGTACGCATCAGCGCAATCAAATCCGTTAACTGCTAACATGTAAATCATGTGTATAAGGTTATGATTATAGAACATCCGACTGTCACTGTATATTACTTCTTCGTGTGCGTAATGTGCATAGGTTGACTGTGGAAATACCATCATCAACATACCGTTTTCTACCAACTGACGATTCCATGCACCCAGTGTACGCATAGGGTTGGTTATATATTGAAACGTGTTATGACTCCATATAAAGTCCACTTCAACACTTAAAGGTGGATCGTCTGAGTCAATATCAATATTTGCTGGGTGTACATTTGCATATTCACGTACTTCAGCATCTAATACCTTGTCAACAGCATGATCACAAGCATAAACTTTAAAGTTACGTGGTCTAGGAGGATCATCGCGTGTCATCAAGTTCGCCCACCATTGCACATCTCTACCTGTACCGCACCCAAAATCTGCAATAGTAGTAAGGCTATCCAAGAAACTATCGTACTCGTATAGTTGATCCAGTGTGATTAAACTGTGTTCGTGTGATGCAAATTCATTCTTAAATGTTATCATAATACTATATCTTCCATTCCTGCTGTACGCAATCTAACCACATGACCTATCATAAAGTTCTTGCTTTCAAGACCTTTCATTATTCCCAACCATTTATTACGCAGTAGTGCAACTTCATTGATTAACGTTTCAAACTCAATTACTTCGTCTTCACCATCAACATACTTTTCTGCATCTCGACTACTCAATGCTCGATTGTATCCTTCAAGATACTTTTGGAAGTGTTTTCTGCGCAATCGTCGCAGTTCAATATTTAAAAAGTTTAGTATCGCTTCAATTTCCTGTAATTGGTTGAATCTATGTTCAGTTATACCAGGTAAGTTTGCCGCGGCACGTTCTAAGTTGCCAGAAATATAAGTTTCTTTTTTGGCATCTTCAATTGCTACCTCATAGTGACGTATAAAGTCGGGAATGTTACCTATGTTTTGTACAACTTTGTTATACCACATCAGTCTTCGTAGTCTTCGTAATCGTTATCTTCGGCTATTAGATACTCATCTACTGCTCGTTTTGCATAGGCGTCAGCAGTAGCAAATTCTCTAAGTTCGTCTTCGCTAATACTGTCACTTAACATGCATGCCAGATTATCGGCAGCTTCCTGACGTTCTTTTACTGGGATATATTGTTTAAGTATCGTATACGATGCTACTAAAACATCTACATCAATTGACATTCTATTCATCTCCTGAATCGTTAATGTTATGATCTAAGGAATCTATAGAAACTGCCGCGTCTTTGCTTAATGCGTCTGCCGCGGCTTTATTTTCCCAATCATTCATAACTGTGTCTAAGCACTTACCTTCGTTACGTTCCCAAGCCTTGCGGAACTGTTTGATTTCATCACCTGATGAAGTTGTGTATTTAAGGCTGTTGCCTTCTCTCACCAATAAACTCTTTTTCTCACACAGATCCACCAGTCCACTATAAGGGTTCATACCGGTTTCATACGGTATTTTAACTTGTATGCCTTCAAATGGTTTTGCGTAACGAGTCTTCATTATCTTACAGCCTGCTCTAATACCTTTTACTTCCGATATCTTGTTACCGTCTTCATCTTCTTTAAGTTTCATCTTCTTCATTGCAACAACAATACTGCTTGCATAGATAAAGCCTTGTCCGCCGCTGATCTTATCATCTGGATCAAACATGTCCTGACTTGCGTATGTGTGGTTAGTTGCCACAAGTCCCACATTGAGCGAACCAATCATGTTAACTGTGTTACGTACAAGTGATGTTAGTGCCTTGGGCTTACGACCCATATCACCTTTCATATCACCTTTTTCAAACTGTGCTACGTCAGTGGGTGTTAGCAACATACCCAAACTATCAATTACAAACAGCACCTTGGGTCTGTCTTCTTCTGCTAGTGTTTTGTACTCTGTCATAAAGTCACTAACAGTTTTAGCAACATCATCAATCATAGCCATGTTAAGTTTTAACAGTTTGTCTTCTGATGTGTCTACGTTAAGTGCTTTTAGCCATGCTTCGTCGAGTGCATTTTCTGAATCAATCAGCACTACAAAAATACCCTGCTCTTGTGCTGACTTTATGATATTACCTGAACAGATATAACTTTTACCTGCGCCTGACTCTCCGGCAAACACTGTAACTTTACCTAGTGGAACACCTTTGTGAAAGTCTCCTGAGATAAGATAGTTTAATGCATAGTTTCCTGTGCTAACCCAGTCTGTTGGATCATTGAACCCAAAACTGATTCCTTCAATACTCTTGGTCAGTCCCTTGCGAAATTTACTTATATCAAACGGTTTTGCCATGTTTATTTTTCCTTATATAGATCTATGAATATTTTACTACTATCAACACCACGTCTGGCGTCCATTACTGCTAACTGTTCAAATGTTCCTGCTAAATTCTTTTCAATTGGTTGCTCGATATAACGCAACAAATTTTGATAACTATTTTCCAATAAAAATCCTGGATGTTCTGCAATGCGTTGTTCTAACTCTTGCTTGACTAATTGTAACATCTTATCTGGTAAATGTCTAATATTTAGGTAGTCAGGAAACAATAATGGGCCAATTACAAAAGCGTTTGGGTGGAAGTTCCAATCGTTCATAAACTTGTCCACAAATTTAAACACACTGCAGGGATTAAGTACAAAATACAACATGTTGAATGTAATTTTATGATCCGAATCTTTTATTTTTCTTAGATTGCGACAAAATGTTGCCCACTGTCCCCCGTGTCGTATATAGTCGTACTCGTCGCCCATTGTTTCTGCGCTAACTGTCCAGTGTACGTTCTTAAACTTACACGCTAAATCAAACACACGAGTATTTGTATGACTTAAATTGGTGTTGATGCGCAAATTAACATCTGGATTGACTAATAATAGTTTTTCTAGTAGTTCTTCGTTTTCCTTCATTAACAAGGGCTCGCCACCAGCCATGTAAACATGTTTTAGTGTATCCACATGTTTGAAGATATATGCTTTGAAGTCGTCTCGCTGTTGTTTGTTGGGTGTGTCTATTTTTACACCCAACTCGTTTGCCCATTGACTGCTAAAGTCTGCGTTACAATACACACAACTAAAGTTGCAGAGATTGGTCCAACGCACATCTATTTTTTCTAATCTATGCGCATCTACCTTATCGTACGTGTCTAGTGGCACCTGCTTGAGTTCACGCAGGTAAAAAACTCTATCACTAATAATATCAAACTTATTTCCCCCTTGCTCTAGTTCATAACAAGGATCACAGCGTTCACCTGGCTTATTGTTTAACATGTTGGCCCGTGTTGCTTGATTGTTTTCGCCGTTTAATATCTGTTCTATACCTTGTTCACGTATATTGCCAATGGGCGCACTGGATCTGATACAGGTTTTAACATTACCGTCAAAGTTATACATTAACCCAGTCCACGGGATAGGACAAAAGTTACGATTAGTTAAGTAATCTTTGGGTTCCATTCCCAATATTCTCCAATGGCAATTTCTTCTACTTGCATATCATTACCTGAATCTAATATGTCAACAATACGTTTAGCCCATGCATCGGGGTTTACACCACTGTCTCCTTGTGTGTTTACCTTTCCTGGTTTGACTAAGCAAAGTTTAGGCAGAGTATGCAGTCCACGTAGTTGGCGGATGGCTTCTTCTAGTGTTGTTTTTTCCACGTGATACTTTAACATATCAAACCCAGGCAAACAACTGACTGGTTCACTTGTCATAAGTGTACTAATATTAACGATCTTCTTGTGTAGTTTCCCTTGCCATGCTTCAAACACAGCAAACAATAGTTCTGTTTGTGCAAACCCAGCTTGTGCGTTATTAATGAACAAGTCGCAAGGCTCTATATATTTTAACATTTTCATTGTGTTTCTAATGTTATTACCATCACGACGACTAAGTCCAACAACTTCATGTCCTTGTTCTTTGTAAATTTTTGCAAATGCTCGGCCAATGCCAGCACTGTGTCCTGTTATTGCTATTCTAGCCATTCAGTTGGTTCCTTGTGAAATGTAAAACTTGCTACAATCCTTGGTATCCTTGCATTGTCTGCGTATTGTTCGACACTGTGGGCGATACTGCTGTTGAACACTATAGGATAGGGCATGTCACGATACTCTGCTAATAACTCACCTGCGGCTGTTGATAAATCATATACTTCACTGCCAAATTGGTTTTTAATCTTTGGATAGTTTTCTAGATTGTCTACCGTAAACCATTTGTTAGTCCAGCCTTTGGTATTAAGCACAGGAAAGTTCATTTTTGCTACAACAGGCTTTTCATCTACATGCATAGGTAAATCATTGGTATCTGTTATGTATGTAATAGCACTGTCCTTAACTAACAGTTTATGTTGTTTAAAGAAATTAAGTAGTGCAGGGCAACTGACTAACAGGTCACGTGTGTCTAAAAACTTCCACGGACTACCTTCGTATAAACTTATACTGTCGTTGGTTGATATATAATCAACTATTTGATTAGCAATGTCTGTTACGTCTACTTGTATTTCAGCGTAAGGCTTCATCAATCCCTCTAACTTTATCTTGTTCTTCTAAAAATGCTTCTAATTCAAAGTCATTGTTTCTTTGGGTTGCTA